TCACCAGTGAAATCCCAACCACAGTAAAAGAACTGGAACTTATGAGTGTTGGACAAGATGCAGGCAAGATAGCAATGGCCTACACTGTTTGGTCTTTAAAAAAGGGTGCTGGCAAAAAGATAATGACCGAAGTTCTTAAATTTGTTAAAGAAAAAACAGAGTTAGAAAGTGTGATCACACTATCGCCATTGACGCCTATGGCCACACACTATCATATTAGAAATGGTGCCAAACTAATTAAAATTAACCCAACAACACAAAATTTTGAATACAAATAATATCACAGCACCAACTTTCATAGAAAAGTTTCAATATCATAAGTTACAGCAGATCAACGAAGCTGGACGCAGAGTGTATCAGACACCCAATGGTGATAGAGTGCCATCTGTGACCACAATACTAGGCAAAACCAAAGACATGACACATCTCAATGAATGGAAAAAACGTGTGGGTGAACAAGAAGCACAACGCATTGTCAAAGAAGCATCGGGCATGGGATCTGCTATGCACAACAATTTAGAAAGATTCTTGTGTGGCGAACAAAGGATGCCTGGCACTAATCTTGTTCATGTTCAAGCAAACAAGATGGCAGACCAAATCATACAAAATGCACTTGTTGATGTAGATCAAGTTTGGGGCATTGAACAAGCATTATATTTTCCAGGACTTTACTCAGGCACCACTGATCTAGTTGGACAGTATAAAGGACAACCTGCAATCATGGACTTCAAGCAAACAAATAAACCAAAGAAAAAGGAATGGGTAGAAGATTACTTTTTACAGCTGGTGGCTTATGCAGAAGCACATAATGAAGTGTATGGCACACAGATTCGCGAAGGACACATATTCATGTGTTCAAGAGATCTAAATTATCAACAATTTGATTTAGAACCTTCACATTACGATTATTGGCTAGAGCAATGGCTTGCTCGTGTAGAACAATACTATAAACTCTAAGTCTATAAATACTACAAATGGCAATCACTCAAATATCACGAATTCAGCACAGACGAGGCTTGAGAGAGTCACTACCCCAATTGGCGGCAGGTGAAATTGGATTTTCAATAGACACACAAGAATTATTCATAGGTAATGGCACCGTATCAGAGGGTGCTCCACAGACTGGCAATACTAAAATTTTAACAGAAGATGACAACATATTATCTACTGCTAACACATTTACATTCAGAGGCAACACAGATTCGCCTGTGGTGACAGGTGTTGACAACAATTCACCTATTGTCAGAACACTTCAAAAGAAACTAGACGATTTTGCCAATGTCAAAGACTTTGGTGCTGTAGGCGATGGACAAACTGACGACACAGCTGCCATTAACAGAGCCATTGCAAATTTAGTAACTGTAGAAACTACAGGCAAACAAAAAAGAAGATTATATTTTCCAGGCGGCACTTATATTGTTACTGGTCCAATCCTGTTGTATCCGTTTTCAAATCTAGTAGGAGACGGCATGGAATCAACCATTATCAGTCAAACTGATGCCACAGAAGAATGTGTGATGAGAACTTGTGATTCAAATGGTAACACATCAACTAGCATAGGCGACGACGGAGCCAATGTGCCTGAAGGTGTTGCAATAAAAGACATCCAACTAAAAACTAGTTCTGACAATCATATTTTTATCATTGACAGTGCTGTTGACTTGCATGTGCAGAACGTTCATTTCAAAGGAAACTTCACCAACCAAGATGGCCAAACAAACAGCAAGGCCTGTGTTGATATTAGAGGAACCCTAGCAAACAAATCTTCAAGATTGTTTTTTGTCAGTTGTGCATTTGAAAAAAGTGAATTCGGCATCAACTCAGACTTTGATTGCCAAGACATTCAAGTGACTGGTTCAGAATTTCAAAATTTACACAGAGGCATGAACTTGGGCGAAGGTGCTGATGGCTCCACTGGCGGTAAGGCTACAGGCCCAACAGGTGTGTTGGCACAAGGAAATAGATTTAACAGTATTGATGGCGAAGGTGTGTTTATCCACAGCAATGGTGGTAGACCTGAAGGCAACATTATTGCTGGCAATTCTTTTAGAGACGTTGGCGCAAATTCAGATGATTCTTCTGATCTACCTTCTATCAACTTTGAACATGCTAACAATTTTGCATATGGAAACTACTTTCACAGAACTGATTTGTTATCTAACTTTGCAGGTTCGCTCTATCATGAAACACCTATTAGAAACACACTGACACTGGATGATAATGCATCAACATTTACAAACGCAGTTGAACCATTTTCAAGTGCAACAATACAAATAGACAATCAAAGAGAAGTTCATTTCGACATTGACTATGCAATTACTAGAGGCACAGCAAAACGTAGAGGCACACTAAGAGTTGAGTCCACTCCGACTAATGTTGTGTTCTCGGATGAATTTGTTGAGAATGCATCCACTGGTGTAACCCTCAAGGTTGATGCCGCAGGCATACTGCAATACAAAACAACATCAACTGGCACAGCGGCCAGCATGAAATATCGCATTCAAAACTTTATCTAGATCTTAATTATCCACACTAATCCGTAAAATTATCGTTTACTAAAGAGCCTTTTCATCATATAATAAGTATCACGCTTAATCCATAGCACAAATTAAAACAACATGAACAAACCAATTGAAACAAACATTATTAAAAGAGATGGCTCCAAAGAACCATTAGACATAAACAAGATGCACTTCGTTGTTGAGCAAGCTTGCGAGGGTCTAACAGGCGTGAGTGCTTCTCAAATCGAAATGAATTCTCACATACAATTCACCAACAACATGACCTCCAAAGACATACAGGACATATTAATACGTTCTGCAAACGATCTCATTACACTTGAAAATCCCAACTATCAATTTGCGGCGGCAAGACTGTTGTTATGGAACGTCTACAAAGAAGTATTTGGTCAGTTTCAGCCTAAACATTTTGTAAACGTTATTATTCAAAATGTAAAACGCGGTGTGTATGACAAACAAGTCGTTGAAAATTATACAAAAACTGAGTTGAAAAAACTCAATACATGGATTAAACATGACAGAGATCTTGACTTTACATATGCAGGATTAAGACAAGTGGTGGACAAATATCTTGTGCAGGATAGAAGCACAGGCGAAGTGTATGAAACTCCACAATACATGTATATGATGATTGCGGCCACATTGTTTGCCAACTATCCAAAAGAAACAAGAATGCAATACATCAAAAAATATTATGATGCAATATCAACATTCCAAATTAATATTCCAACACCTGTGATGGGTGGAGTAAGAACACCTATCAAACAGTTTGCATCTTGTGTGTTGGTTGATGTTGATGATACATTGCCTTCAATATTTTCATCCAACTCTGCTGTTGGATATTACATTGCACAGAGAGCGGGCATTGGATTAAACCTTGGAAGAATAAGAGCGATCAACTCTAAAATTAGAGGCGGCGAAGTTGCACACACAGGAGTGATTCCTTTCTTGAAAGTGTTTGAAGCAACTGTGCGTTCATGCACACAGAATGGCATCCGTGGCGGATCAGCCACTGTGCATTTTCCAATATGGCATCAAGAGATTGAAGACATTCTTGTGCTGAAGAATAACAAAGGCACAGAAGACAATCGTGTGCGTAAGTTGGATTACTCAATTCAGATATCAAAAATATTTTATGAACGTGTGCTACAGGATGGAGACATTACATTATTCTCGCCACATGATGTGCCTGACCTTTATGATACATTTGGACATGACAATAAAAAGTTTGATGAACTTTATGTGAAATATGAAAATGATCGCAAGACACCCAAAAAGAAAATAAAAGCAATGGATTTATTTTCTGCGTTGTTGAAAGAAAGAGCAGAGACAGGCAGAATATATGTTATGAATATTGATCATGCAAATACACATTCATCATTCAAAGATCCTGTACGTATGTCTAACCTATGTCAAGAAATTACTCTCCCGACTGTGCCTATTCAACACGTTGATGACAACGAAGGCGAAATTGCACTGTGTATTTTGTCTGCTATCAATGTGGGCACACTTAAAAACTTTGAGGACTTAGAAAACTTATGCGACTTATCTGTAAGAGCATTGGATCAAATCATTGATTATCAAGGTTACCCAATTAAAGCGGCAGAACGATCAACCAAAGCAAGAAGATCACTTGGTGTTGGTTATATTGGTTTGGCACACTTTCTAGCAAAGAACAAAGTGAAATATGCAGACAAAGAAGCATTACCTTTGGTGCATGAACTTACAGAATGTTTTCAATACTATCTACTAAAAGCATCAATGAATCTTGCCAAAGAACGTGGTGCTTGTGAATATTATGAAAGAACCAAGTATTCAGATGGCTTATTGCCCATTGACACATACAAGAAAGATGTTGATGATCTTGGTAAATTCAAATATACCTGTGATTGGGAATGGTTAAGAAGTCAAATTAAACAGCATGGCATTAGACACTCTACTCTGTCTGCACAGATGCCTTCCGAATCTTCAAGTGTTGTATCAAATGCAACCAATGGCATTGAACCACCACGTGCATTGCTATCAACCAAAAAAAGCAAAAAAGGTCCACTCAAACAAGTGGTGCCACAATTCCAAACACTAAAAAATTATTACACACTGTTATGGGACATGCCTTCCAATGAAGGTTACATTAATATAGTAAGCGTCATGCAAAAGTTTTTTGATCAAGCCATATCTGGCAACTGGTCATACAATCCATTACACTATGAAAACAATGAAGTTCCAATGAGTGTGATGATCAAAGACTTATTAACCACATACAAGTTAGGTTGGAAAACTTCTTATTACCAAAACACATATGACTACAAAGGTGAAGAAGACACTGTGCAACCACAAGGTATACAAGACACTGTGCAAGAAGATAATGTTCAACAGATAAATGAGTCTGTGACTGAACAAGAAGAAGATGAAACATGCGATGCCTGTGCAATATAGGTTGACTAAAATTAACAAGGAAGTATAATTAACACAATGAGCAAAACAGTATTCAACAGAAATGAAGTAGACTTTACAAAACAACCTATGTTTTTTGGTGAAGATCAAAATACACAAAGATATGATCAATTCAAATATCCAGAAATGGATAAACTTAATCAACGAATGCTTGGTTACTTTTGGAGACCAGAAGAAATATCTCTGCAAAAAGATCGTGCAGACTTTCAAACATTCCGTCCTGAACAAAAACATATATTCACTTCAAACTTAAAATATCAAACACTGCTTGACAGTGTGCAAGGCAGAGGTCCTTGTTTAAGTTTCTTACCTTACTGCTCATTACCCGAACTTGAAGGTTGCATTATCACTTGGGACTTTATGGAAACTATCCATTCACGTTCTTACACATACATTATGAAGAATGTGTATGCTGACCCATCAGAAGTGTTTGACACAATATTAAATGACGAACAGATTGTTAAACGTGCTATATCTGTTACAGAAAACTATGATAGATTCTCAGCACTAGCACAAGACTACTTTGTCAAAGGCAAAGGCGACATTAAGGAAGTCAAGAAACAATTATATCTTGCTATGGTCAATGTTAACATATTAGAAGGATTAAGATTTTATGTTTCATTTGCCTGCACATTTGCATTTGGAGAACTTAAACTTATGGAAGGTTCTGCAAAGATTATATCATTCATTGCAAGAGATGAAGCAACACATTTAAACTTGTCCACACAGATTATTAAGAAGTGGCAAGAAGGCGATGATCCTGAAATGAAAAAGATCACTGAAGAATGCAAAGATCAAGTTGTTAACATGTATAAATTATGTGTTGAAGAAGAAAAAGCATGGGCCAAGCACTTGATGAAAGAAGGCACCATCATAGGACTCAACGAAAAACTATTAGGTGACTATGTTGAATTTGTTGCCAACAAGAGGATAAAGTCCATAGGATTTGATCCTATATTTGATCGTCCACTTAATGCAAACCCACTACCATGGACACAGCATTGGTTATCATCAGCAGGACTGCAAGTTGCTCCACAAGAAACTGAAGTTGAATCATACATCATTGGCGGAGTCAAACAAGACGTCAACAAAGACACATTGGCAGGTTTCAAACTTTAATGCTTATCGACGCAGGATTTAAGTCAAATGACATTATCGCTATGCGAATACAAGGCGGTGACGAAGTTATTGCAAAGTTTTTATCACAAGATGACAAGACAGTGAAAGTGTCAAAACCACTGGCACTTGCAATGACACAACAAGGCATTGGCATGCAACAGTATCTTGTGATGGGTGACATGACCAAGGATTTTGTGTTCAACAAAGCATCTGTGGTTACCATGCAAAAAGCCAACAAGCAAGCCGCTGACAACTACATTCAAGGCACCACAGGCATACAGCCTGCTTCATCAGTGCCACCCTTACAAACCAAGTAGACAAAAGTTCAAAAATAGCATAAAATAATTGTGCTGACGTTTGATACTATACTGGACCCGGGATCAACCCCGGCGCCTCCACCAACAGACTCCCTTCCGGGGGCGAGTGGATTGACAGGTAGAGTAGTTGGCAAATTACAATCGCAGAGGAAACTCTAGCACTTGCGGCCTAATTAATTAGGCTGGCAGGGTTTGGCCCACCTGGTAACAGAACGGGCCACTTCCGTTAAATATAGACATTAAACCACTAGGAGAACAGTATGGCAGATACAAACGAAGACGGCAAACTTGAATTGTCGATCAGAGTCTTGGGCAATGAATTGATTGCTATCAAAATGGAAGTGAACGATTTCAAAATGAAATGGTTGATTGTTGGAATTGGTGCATTGGTTGGACTTGGCTATGCTGTGTCATCATTTGGTCCTGAACTAATGTATACTTTTGGAGCAATGTAATGTATGAGTATAAATGTAATATTGTAAAAATAGTAGACGGCGACACAGTTGATGTAGATATTGATCTAGGATTTGGTGTGTGGCTGAAAGATGAACGTGTTAGAGTAATGGGCATTGATACACCTGAGTCGAGAACACGTGATAAAGTTGAAAAGAAATTTGGATTAGCGGCTAAAGAAAAACTGAAGTCATTACTTGGCAAAAGTGGCGT